TGTTAATCAAATTAACAAATCGTTCCACAACTTCATTCAAATCATGGATACCTCCAAGTTCAAACACATAATTATCGGACTTTAAATAGAATTTCGTGTTCTCAAAAGTTAAATTGTAATTATCATTTTTAAAGTTCGAATTAAGTTCAAAACCAGTATCACTTATAATTGGTTTTTCTAAATTTAATAAATTGGTTTCATTTAACAATATTGTTAAATGGTTTACAATATCATTTATTTCGTCTGTTGGAACTTTTTCAGGTAAGTCGGTATGTTTTGTTTTAGCAAGTTTTTTTACATCTTTTTGTTTCATGTCACTTGCAATTTTTTTTATTTTATCAAACAACTCATCATCTATTTCAGATTTTTTTAAATCTCCGTTATTATAGGCATAAACCATACCAAATAATCTTTGTTGAGACTTGGACTGCGATTGTTCTTTTACAGACTCGTTTGGTTCTTTTTTTGTATCAGTTTCTTCTTTTTCTGCTTCTTCCTTTTCTTTTTCTGCTTCTTCCTTTTCCTTTTCTGCTTCTTCCTTTTCTTCTTCTGCTTCGGCCTCTTTGTTATCAAGTTGCTGATCACCATCTCTGGTATCACCCATAGGAGTTATATTTAATTCAGAATCCGATACATTATCATCATCCAAGTCAATTCCCAGCTCAATCATTGCTATACCAAGTTTAGACTTTTTAAGCAACTCTTCAATTCCAATCCAATATGTTTCTGGAATTGTTTTTCCATCTTGGGTTTTTTTGAATTCAGCAACCGATGTTGCTAGATTTTTTAAATTTTTTTTAAAATTGATGAAAACAGGATTGTCTTCATCCAACTCTGTTATCGCATTTTCCTGTTTACAACTACACGTCATTGCTAGACTCCAATAATTTACTAACACACCCTACATTCACACGCATAAGTGCTTGATTTAAACGCATAATTGACTTTTTGACTTCCATTATACATTCATTTAAACTTTCTAGTTCAACACTATTTAATAAATTTGATGTATTTAAGTTAAAATTAGCAGAATACTTACCCTCTATATTCTTTTTTATTCTAAGAGTTACATCAACACTATTAATAGTTTGTTTCCACTCAGCACCCAATTTAGTTGCAACCCAACCACTCCCAAACAAATTAGCAAGTGCTTTGTTTTCAGTTAGACTCACATCTGAAATTTTTTTGGTTTTTGATTTTTTTCCTAAAAAATTAATTTTACTAAATAAACCAAAAGACGATTCAACTTCTTTTCTTTGGTAATTTTTCATTTTACCTTATGTTTCTTAACTTTTCAGAAATCTTTTTCATTTTTAAATCTGCTTTATCCAAAAATCTGTTTGTAGTCCTCCAACAATTTTTGCTATTTATATTTGACTCTGTTTTAAATCTACCTGTAATACCCAATAATAAATTTATTTCATCAAGCATCTTATTTACTTTTCTTACTGCCACACCGACTTTTTGAACATTTGACATATCAGGATGATCTCTGAATACATGGTATAAACTCTTTCCCTCTTTTATGGTGTTATTTTTAAAATTAGTTGTTGTTTTATAGTCGAACACTTCAGCGGTGTCTTTGATATTATCAGAATGTTCATCTTCATCATCATTTTTATTAAAAGCAAATGGTGTTTGATAACCATCTATATTTGATGTTGTGTTTATTTCATCAACCTTTTCACAATCACATGGATCGTTTCCACAACTATCACAACACTCTTCTTCTAATATCTCTTCTAATTGCTTTCGTATTAAATTGCGTAACTTACTGAGATTATCGTTCTTCATGCTTCTCAAGTTCCTTTATCAGTTCATAACTCATCAATAAAGTAGAAACTTGTGAATCTCTAACAACACGACCTTCTCTTATTTTGTCAAGTTGAGATATAACTTCATCTAATTTTATTTTTACAACTTCATCATCCACTACACTTGATGACAATTTATTTATTTTTTCTTTTACAACTGGTATTTGATTATTAATATACTCTCTTAAACTATTTGTATTAGAAACATTGTTGATATAACTTTTAAGAAGTTTTTGTTGATCTTCATTTAAATCACTATACTTTTGATTGAATTTATCTACGAGTAATTTATATGTTATTAGTCTTAAATCTTCGGTGTGCTTTACGAAATTCTCAGTTTGCTCTTCTTTTGAAACTTTTTTATTGCATAGTCCTTCTATTACTGTGTTTTTTGAACTATGAATTTCTTTCGGATCACAATATGTATCTGCTTTTTCGTTTTCAAAGAGTTTGTATATACTTGCATAGGTCTTGTAATTACGAATTTTCGAACGCAAAAAGTCATTTATTGGATATGAATCTTTCATTTCTTTGACTAACTCATATCTAAGTTTTGATAATTTTTTTGAATCAAGTTTACGGTGTGACTTGATAACAGCATCAATTAAACGTTCGGCATCAGGTAAATCACCAGCAGTTTCTTCAAGAAGTAATTGGTATAGTCTTTGCTCCTTTCCAAGTGAAGTATTTTCTGCGAAATATTTACGCATCAAATTATTTGCTTTTGATGTGGCATTGTCGTCCAGAATATCAGCAGTAATCTGCCTTACAAGTAATTCGAAAAGAATTCCTGTATTCTTAAATTTGCTATGTTTTAGTTTTTTCACGTGAATGTTAACAAATATATATGTTCATAAATATAAGTATAAATATAATTTATCTTCTAATAATTCAAAAAAATTTAAGAGTCTATCAAGTTATCCTCATTTAAAAAGTTTGATTCTGTATTATTTTTAGTTGAGTTTGCATCATTTTTGCTTTTATCTTTTACTACATTTTCAGTTTTCTCTACTAAAATTTTCTTTTCTTCACTAATTTTTATTTGAGACTTCTTTGACTGCAAAAACTTGTTTAAGTTTTCAAAATCATGTTCTAATTTCAATGGACTGTCTCCCCAATCACGACCACTCACTCGTCTTTCACCCGCACCAAGGGGGTCTCTTCCCATTGGTTTATTATCAGGATGGTCATACTTTTTATTAGCATTTTTTCGTTTCTTTTCTTCCTTTTTTCGTTTTTTTAATAACTCTTCTTTTTCTTGATCTGAAATATTATTATCAAACTCACCAAACCCCCACGAATCACCGTCAGACTCATCCCCATCAGGTTGTGCATTAGGATCAGCGGGGTCAGCTCCCTCATTTTGAATAGTCTCAAGTCTGTAATATTCTTTTGCATCATTAACGAAATCTTCACGAACTCCTTTATATTCATCTTCAGATAAACCAAATATTTTGTCATACACCCAATTTTTAGAAAACATTTTTGCATCAACCATATCACGAGCCGTGCTTAATTTTTCGGAAAGTATTCTTACTCGTTCCTCTTCAAATATTGTTGATGGATTTGTTAATTGCAATCCAAAATTAACTAAATTTGCATCGGTATAACCCTGTGAGTATAAATGTACAATTGCTATCTTAGTCAACTCACTTATTAAAATTCTTTGTACACGTTCAATTGTTCTTGCGAACCGTATATCTTCAGCTGCTAAAGTTGCCTTGCCTGTTATTCCTTCTTCGTATCCAAGAAATGCTTTTGGAATTTTAAGTGCAGCCATCATTTTATTTTTTACATACTCAATATCTTCTGTTCCGTCATATGTCATTGCACCTAAATTTTCAATACGAGTACCACTATCACCACCACGAACAGGCATAAAAAAGTCTTCTGTCATATTTTGTAGATTAAACTTCAAATTATAGTCACCTGTTTTTTCATCCACAAATGGAACTTTTTTCATTTTATTAATAACTTTTTGCATAAAGTTATCAACTTCATTTGGTGGAATATTACCAATATCAATATAAAACATCCTTTTTTCAGGAGCCCTCATCACCCGATGAATTAGCATGGCATCTTCCATAAGTTGCAATTGCTTCCAAACTCTTCTTGCAGGTTCAATCATACTTTTACCATAAGGTAAAAAATTACTATCCCCAAGCATTCTGAAGTGTGCTATTTCAAAGTTGTCGTAGTCTGCTCGTATTTCACCTTCCTGTTTAAAACATACATACGAAGGATTTGTTGGGTCTAAATCTTCAACCCGTGTCATTTCATATGTAGAAATTGGTTTTACATTCATGATACCATAGTCTGGTTCAATCTCAAGATGTAAATAAAAATCTCCATACTTGCACATATTACGAGTCCAACTCCACAAGTTAAACTCAATATTTAGAATGTCATAAAAAAGATTTTCCAATATACCTTTTATATTAGAATCTTCACTTGTTATTTTTAAAACTTCCCCAAATTCACTTCGTGTTGTGCACTCGTCTGAATAAATATCCAATGCACTTGCGATAATTGGATCATTTTCCATGATGTCGTAATCACTAAATAACTCTAATCTATGCGTTTGATACCCAATGTTATTGTATTGACTTGTATAATCTGAATATAATGTATGCATACGATTAAATCTATCACGCAATCTTGTATTTCGTTGAAAGTCATCGGTATCCGCAACTTTGAGTTTCCTACCCCCAACATTACGCACAATAACATTTGTGGAAAACATTTTACGTAAACCACTTACAAGTTTTTTATATTTGGAATCTTCAGCCATAACCCTTATACTATTTTATATATACATATATGTCAATCTAATATATATTACTTTAAATCACTCGCAGCTCCTATAATATCACCTCCGTCAAATCCTTGAAATGGGCCAAGTGGGTTGCGTTCTCTTTTTAATGTGTCAATATTTTTTTCTCCGGAATACAATACATATTCCACAGTATCATCCACTATTAATATTAATACACTTATTTTCCATCCAGTTGTGTGTACATTTTTTCTAAAGTTTAGTATATCTAAAATAACACTTCCTTCTCTTTGGTTTTTTATTCTTTCCAAATTTATTTCATATGCAAGTCCATTTTCTCTAGCCGCTAATGTTTTTAAAACACCTGACGGAAGTTCTATTTTGTTAAATAATGTATATCTTGATGGACTATCTAATTTGAATTTACTCATTACATCAAGATAAGTAAGTCTTTTTACATTTGGAATATTTTCCAAGTCTAGTCCCATTTTTACTAAATCAGAATATTTAGTTTTTCCTACAATTATATTCTCAACTACCCCCTTAACTTGAGTATATGTTTCAAATGATGATTCGGTATATACCCCTTGGGTTGGTAATAATGATTGGGTTGCACAACCTCCGGTAAATAGTAATCCCATTGATATGAGTATATTTTGCGTTATCTTCATTTGTTTCTCCGTTTTATATTGTCATTTAAGTAACCAATCTAAACTTTCCGTTCCTCCGTATGGATTTTTCATTTCATACGGATTGCTTTTTAGTCCAGATTGTAAATATGCGTCACCCACATTCATGTTTGTAGTGCTTCCCATGTAGTCAAATAGATTTTTTTGAGTTTGTATGTTTTCTGATCTAAATCTTAATGCGGTATCCCTAACCCAAAGTGCCATGCATAAACTCATAACCAAATCATCATTGTATCCTTGCATTGCTTCTGCACGTTGTCCATTCCACACAAATGTAAAAAGTTCTTCTAAAGTTCTTTCTGATACTAGTTGTACTTCCTTCTCTCTTACATAACTTTCCATTTTACTTATAATTAGTGGTCGTGTTTTTACGGATGTAGTAAAACCAGGAACCTGTTTTTTCTCCATTCGATTTAATTTATTTGTATGTTGTGAAAATTCGTCTATATATTGATAATCCCTTTGTGTATAGTATAAATTAGAATATCCTTTGTCTATAATTTGTTGTAATACTGCCCACCCAATGTTAGCATTTTCTACCACCAACAAAGCACCATTAAACTCACTTGCAACTGCAACGAGTAGGTTACCGAAATCTTTTGTTTCAATTTCTCCTTTAAATTCAGCAACTTGCTTTACATTTTCTACATCAAAAACATGAAAAGCACTTTTATCACGACCATCCCCTCTTGCAACATCGGCTGCTACTACATAATCTTTGTTATGATTTGGATATTCCCATAACCAGTATTCTTTGTTTGCTCCTCGTTTTTCAACAGGTTCTTGCATCGTACTTTCTTTGTACCACTCAATCAAACTTGCATCTACAACAGAACGACCACTACTGATAAAGTCACAATCACACTCTTGGGCTGCGTCTTTTTCTCCAAGAACCTTTGTTTGCAAGTCCCTCCACTCTTGGTCTCTTTCAGGATGCAATGACCAATGCAAATTAATTGGATTAAAGTCATTTGATCCATCCATAGTACCAACCCAAGTTTTGTGGAAAAAGTTACCGATACCATTCGGAGTTGATAACAGAATAGAACGACCACCAGTTGTAATTGTAGATTGTGACGCAGTCCATATATCTTCCATGTTTGTAATAAACGCACACTCGTCCACGATAAGTAAACTCAATGATGACGAACGAGAAGCATCTACACTACTTGAGGCTGCACGAATATTACTTCCGTTTTTAAAACGCATACTAAGTTTGTTTTTTTCTGTACACTCACTTCGCAACCAACTCGGTAGATGTTCAGACATATGAGTTACTTTTGTAACAATGTTTTTTGCAGTTTCTTGATTGATAGCAATACAAAGAATACTTTTATCTGTAAAAAAGGTCATCAACCACAATGCGTATCCTGATACAAGGGTGGATATTCCCATTTGTCTTGCTTTTAAAACAATATTAAATTGTTCGTCCTTAAAACTCTCTAGTGTCTTTTCTTGGAATTCATATAAATGAAAAGGAATTGTACCTAGTGTTGGGTGTTGAATTTTGCAATACTTTTTCATAAAGTATGCAGGTGATTTTAAACACTCACTATATTCCTGTTTTATTAAATC